TTAGTTGGGCAGGTATTCCAGGGGGTCAACAGTGGAGCCGTCCAGCGACATGCTGAAGTGCAGATGGCTGGCCAGGGCGCTCTCGGCGATGGCGGTGCCGCCCACCGAGCCCAGCACGGAGCCGGCGCCAACCGTGTCGCCCACCGCCACCGTGGGTACGGAGGCCAGGTTGGAGTAAGTGCTGGTCAGTCCGCCGCCGTGCTCCACCACAACGGTGGTGCCCATCATGGCGGAGGACGGCGGTGACCGTCCCCGCGGCGGCCGCCTTGACCTCAGTACCGGCGGCGGAGGCGATGTCCAGACCGTCGTGGGTGCGCCAGTCGTCCATGGTGGGATTGTAGGAGAGCACCTCCAGGCTGTAGTCCGTCAGAATATCTCCCTGTACCGGCCAGGTAAAGACGGTGGGGGCGGCCTGTGGAGTGGGCTGGGGCGTGGCCGACGGCATCGCCGAGGGCGTGGCCGCCGGTACAGCCGGGGACGCGGGGACGGTGTGCTCCGGCGCAGGGGTGGCCGCCGGGCGGTTCATGAGGCCCGCGTCCACCGGCGTGGGCCGGGGAGAGGGGGTGACGGTGATCTGAGCGGTGCCCGCCACGGGGGCGTCCGGCTCATCCGGGGTGAGAGAGGAAAAGAGATAATAGCCCGAAATTCCTATTGCGGCGACGCAGAGGAACAGGACTATGTAGAAGCCCTTGCCCTCCAGAAAGTCGCCCATTCGTTTCAAGAATGGTTTTTTCATGCTGTTTAGCACCTCCGAGCCTATTGTGGACAGGCCTGGGCTTGGATATACATGGAAAATAAAAAAATTTCCCTTGACCTTCCACGGGGTGCAGGGTGTATTAAGAGAACGGCGATTTAAGAAAATTTTAACCAGGTGCGGCTCTGGAGTGCCTGGAACTCTAGGCGTGTAGGCAAAAAATGATACTAGCTCGTTACTAATACGTTACTAACGGCGGATTCCTGGTGATTTTGTCAGGCCAGCTTTTTCACCTCTTTGGCGAGATCGGCGGGGGGGG